ACGTTATAATCTTGTGCTGACACCATTCTATTTTGTGTATAGAACACTTGTGGCGCACGTTCTTTAATTGCCGCTAAACTTTCTGCCGGTGTACTGTTATTAAGTTCGTACTGTAAATTAAATGTTAACGATACAGCATATTGCTTACCTGCCGCATTTTCATATGGCACTGTAATACTTAAATTCTTTGCTTCACTTGGACTAATTGTGTATCTGGCAGGATCACTTGTTCTATACCAAACACGGAATATACCCACTGGTACATTACCAAAGTTTCCGTCTGGGAATCTAATTTTAATTCCATCGGCACCTGCATTTTCTACAGAATATAAATTTCTTGTGTTTAAACTTTTACTGTTATAGTTTAATGTTTGTCCAACTGTGTTAGGAATTTTAGTCCAATCGTTTAAAACAAGACCGTTGCTGTCAATTTCCTGTAAGTACACATCGGTTTCATTGATGTTAGGCACAGTAATTGTTTCAATTCTATTTTCTATTGGCGCAGTATAATTAAAGTCCTTAAACTGTAAATTACCCTGTTTTATCAAACTAAAGAATCCAGTGTTTCTACTTGCAAGGCCCCCACCATCATTTCTATAAATGATGTTCATTAAATTTGTTGGACTTGGCTCTCTTTCGTAAAAGTGACTATTGTCTTTGAAATCTGGATTAACAACGTTGAACTGTCTTTTTGAACCCGATGATGTGATATTAAGATTATGCACAATCGGAGAATTAATTGGTGTATTAACCTGATAAAGTTCAGTAGGTATATTGTTTATATTACCTGACTTAATTGGTGATGAGAATTGATTAGTGTTACTCATAGCCGCATTCATTATTGTAATGAATTGTTCGTAGGATTGGCTATTATTTGCATCATCCCAATACACAGTTCTATTTGACAATGAAGTGCCTAAACTGTCTACTAAAGGTTCAGATGTTTTCACGCTCACTAATTTTAACAAGCCACTTGCTGGTAAGTTACGTTTAGGATTGTACCCTAACATTCTTGCAAGTTTAAATACTGAGTCTCTTCGCTCAGCAGTTTCTAAAAAGTTTTCTCTGGTATTAACATCCATTCTGAATGCTAAACTTTGGCTAAGGAATGCCAGCAATTCTATTATAGATACAAATTCTGAACTTTCAATGAAGTCATTAAAGTTTTCGGGATAGTTTGTCCTGATGTAATCCACCATTGCGGAACGCATAGTGTCAAAGTCGTACGCCTGAAAATCTACTTTGCTATATGCTTTATAGGCAATTTTCCAATCTTCTGCCGCAAATAAGTTATTTTGTCTACTACTGGCCATCTATTACATACCCTCTGCTGTTTCTCTGACATACATTAAGTACAGAGTATCTTCGTTTTGTGTGGGTATAAATCTTAAATCTATGTCTACCCTAATTGCATGTTCTAATGCTGTTACTGTAGTTTTTAATAGTGATACTCTTGGATCACGTGCTACAATTTTATCGACATCTTCTTCTATGTCTGTTACCACTTTTGGTGACATTGGATCCATTAATAAATCCCAAACAATGCTACCAAAGTTTGGTCGCATAACTCTTTCTCCACGTTTTGTGTAGAATTCGTTTTTTAAATCACGCTTCACAAGTTCATCGCCCGACAATGTATACGGAGCGTTAATTGTATCTACAGTATTAAATCCTCTGAAGTTTGCCATACAAGTATTTATCACTGAAATTATATACAGTTTTAATTTACCAAAACTCTTGACAAATCAACTAAGATGTAGTTAAATACATGTAAGCACTTTTGATAGTGTGACGCCACAGCATACACATTTGCTGTTACATTCACCCTATAGCAAAGGAATACGTACATGCGTAAACTTTTGAAAGGTTTCGACGAAATTTGGGCTAAGGCCCAAACTCGTAATGAGACAGAGAAAGGTCGTTTTCAAAGGATATTTTTCCAGCATAAACGATATTTTCATTTAGGACTGTACGATACTGTTACCAAGCGGTATGTTATCTTTGATAGCATTAATCTTGTGGGTAACTATCGTTACAACTCGAGCGTACACCCGCCAGAGTATTCAGAAATGCGTAAAATGGTTGGTTAAAACAAAAAGGGGGCTATGCCTCCTTTTTTATGAGTCGAGATTATTAATTGCGTCTGCTATTGTGAACTTCAGGCTGGTAGGATTAAGCACCTCTTCGTAATATTTGTCTCTGGAATTATCTATTGCTTCTGCTAACAACAAGAAGTTTACACTTCCACCCTCTGTTCCTTTGGAAACAACGAGATTTTGACCTTCTTGACCGTCAGGTGTTTGGAATACACTTGCTTGATACTGTCTCATTTGATGTAAGTTTGGATTTTCTACTAATTTAGATGAACCTGGTTGTTTACTTAATACCCACCCAGACATAAAATACGGTACTCTGTGATATTCACCGTTGTTTAATGCCTGTAGTACGTTGCTGTTTTTAAAGTTATCCGGGCCTATACTTCGTGCAAATTCAGTAAGTGCTAATTGCTGGTTGTCATTGATAGGAACTGAAATACTATCGCTTACATTGTTCCATGTTTGTTGCATATCACCAACAAGACCTAATGTTTCTCCCACAGGACCAATACCTTGTGAGAAGTCAACAATTTTATTGCCAAATTGATCTTGGAATATTTTACCAGGGCCATCTGGTATCATGTCTATGCCTTGTGCTTTTAATTGCGATTCGAGATCTTGTAAGGAACTTGCCGCCGCCATTGCTTCATCAATTGCACCCTTCATTTGACCTAATTGTCCTTCTAATAAATCTGTTGGTAGGCCGAGGTCGTCTAAACTAAACATTTTTAATCTTGCTTCTACTTCTTTTAATTGCTTGCCAATGCCAATAATCTTTTGTCCAAGAGCATTTGTAGTTGGGAAACGTATAGGAGGAATAGCCGATTTGAGACCATTTACTAATGCTCCCAGTCCTGCTATTTCTAATAGTTTTGTTTGTGCGGCATCTTTGAAATTATTTAACACACCCTGGACATCAGCATATTGAGGTATACCATCTAAGACACCTTGAACATCTGGTAATGCACTGTCTATGAGAGCGCCTGCTTGAGCTGAAGCATCAGTGACTGCATTGCTAACTGAGGAAATAGCCGCCCCTGCTTCGTCTACGTATCCTGTGCCAACTTCTGCACCGTCTGGAGTTTGTGCATCGGCCGGTGCCTGTGCCTTCTGACTCACAGCATTTGCTGGAGTATTTTTAAGCACACTTTCTGATTGAGCTTGTTCTTCTGCTTCACTGGCCGCTATTGGATCGTATTGAGAGTGTCCTATGTAAGGTTCGTTTGTAAGCAGTACTCCCACTATGGTTTCTATTTTATCTTGCTTACCTTGACGTTTTCCGGCGGTTGGTGCTCCTGCACTGTCTCCGGTTGTTGCACCTGCTTCGTCAAATTCTGCTTTTTCTGATGGCGCATCTTTTCTACCAGTGAGTCCCATTTGTGGTGCAGGTATAGCCGGGAGAGCAGGAAGTGCCGGAGGACCGCCACTGTTAAGTAATATTGTTGGTGCTAAAACACTGGTAGGTCCACCTGAACTTACATTAAACCCAGCCGCACTTAATATGCTTGTGGGCATTGTACTTTGCATCTTGATTGGCCCGGTAGCCGCTAATAAGTCCATGCCTAATGGTCCGCCGGCAGTTGCCGCTAATCTTCCACCAGCATTTAAATCAATGTCGCCGCCGTTTGCAGTAATTTGCGTATTCAATCCACCGTATGCTGTTAAATCTCCTGCGCCTTCAATTCTTAAATTGCCGCCTGTTCCTAATGGTGGTAATCCTATAGCACCTAATGGATTAGAGCCTTTGTATTCTCCACCCATAGTATCACCTGCGGCTTTGATGTTTACATCTTGTCCTGCTTCAATGTTTATGTCTTGATCAGCACGTAAATGGAAACTGCCTTTTGCTCTGAAGCCTATACTGCCTTCACCAAAGAAGTTTATATCGCCTGTGCGTGTTAGTTCTACCCATGCAGAACCTTCCTTGTTAATCATGTAAATAACACCGGTAGTGTCATCCATTAAAATTTGGTTGCCGCCTGCTGTTCTAATTCGTATGTTTCTGCTATTGAGATTATCATCCATCACAAATTGGTGTCCACCTAATCTGTGATTAAAATTATCTGTGTCTCTGGGTCCTGGTGTTAATATGCCAAATACTTCACTTGGAGATTCCCTTCTTGCACCAGCCGTTCCTGCCCCTCTAAGCGGGTCATTTGCTAACCCCTGTCTTACTAACCCTTTTGCAATATCTACGTGTAGAGGGCGTACAGCGTCGTTGTGCGTGGTCTTTTCGTCACGTTTATTCTTTTCTGCAACAGGTAATTTCATATTAGGATCAGAATAACTTTTGCCTGCAGGCATACCTGGTACCATGTGATTATATCTATCTGGATATAAACAACTTACTATGAAAGGAAACTTTGAATTACCGTCACCAAAACAACAAAGTACAAGATTGCCTATGTCTGGTGGTACCATCCACATACCGTAACTTTGTTGTGTTTCTACATAACTTTCTATTTTTTGACCAATGCCTGCTGGATCAGTTCCACCTGCAAATGGTGAACTCCACATTGCATCAAATAAACCGTCGTTGGATGATTTGTCTTTTGCTAACGTGGCTATAAAAACTTGTATTCGTCCTGTTCTACTTAAATCTTTTGTGGCTGTGACTTGCCCAATATAAATTCCAAACATTGGACTGTTCTTTTGTATTCTTTTATAAGATTGATTTGATCTACTTTGCATGTTTATGTTCCATCTGGCGTCGGTGGAGTAGTTGGACTATCTTGATTGTCTGTTGGCGCAGTTGTTGCCGCAGTTGTTGGCGCAGTTGTTTGTGTTTTGGCATCCGGCTGGATTGGTACAACACGTTGTCCTCTTACATCAGAAGTAAATATACCTCCATTAAATTTATTTGTTACTTTAGTAATTCTATATACTCCGCCAAATGTTCTTGCTTCACCCGACATATCCCAATAACCTGAGTTTAATTGGCTATCTTCGTCTGTATAATCTGGGTCATATGTTATCGGTGCATTGATATTTAAGAAAAAACAATTATCATCGCCCTTATGATT